GGCAAGAATCGTTCAGCGCAGTCATTGGAAGAGAAGCTGCCTCAAGCATTCGACGAACAAACCGGACGAAACAGGCCTCGTATTGGGCGACCGGTCAATCGATCCAAAAACAACTTCACACTGTTGGTCGCGCCGTAAAGCTGTCGGGTACGTCCACGTATGCGGTATACGTCTCGGCCGCCGGAGAGGCGTCAGAATCGGTCCAATCGCTCGGGTAGACCCATCGGTCGAACGTGTCAAAGCGAAAGAGCGAGCGCTGATACACGTGCCACAGGCCGCGCTCCTGGGCCAGCACCGCCTGCTTGTTTTGGACGAGGTCCTCCAGCACCGCAAAGGCCGTCATGGGAGCGCCGTCGTCGTCGACGAACCGCTCGGGGCCGAGCCATTCCTGCTCCAGCGGGTTCTGCGGGTCGCTCATCGAGGGCGTAAACCACTCACTGGCGGCCGCCACGTCGAGGCCGAGCCCGGTCTTGCGAAGCACCTCCACGATCCATCCAATGATGGAGCGGCGCTCCTGGTAGAGGCGGCCGTCCTCGGGCTGCCTGAAATCGACGTCCTGCAGAAGCCCCAGCCCATCGTTCCATTTGAGCTCCAGGGGGGCCGTCGACAACTTATCGTCCGACGTGGTGCGGAGGTGCTTCCGCACCGGCCCGATCAGGTCCAGGGTGCCGTCCACCTCAATGCGGATGCGCCAGGGCGTATCGTCGGCGTAGACGTCCTCGATGACCCCCTCCTGATCGGCCGCCAGCCGCAACACGCCCTTGCGAGGGCGCAGAGGCACGGTCTCGTCGGAGTCGGACGTCGAGGCCTGCTCCTCGATCGGGTCGGAGGCGAGGCGCATCGTCGACACCGACCCGCCATAGCCCTGCTTCAACAGCGACACGGTCACCGGCGATTGAGGCCGGTAGGTATCGATCTGGGCGTCGTAGACGGGGCCGTACGGCATGGGGCAAGGTGGTGGCTATTTGATGCCGGCGTCGTCGAGCTCGGCCTTCGTGCGGGCCTGCTGGGTCACCTGGTCGGTGCCGCGCAGGCGGAACTGCTTCTCCTCGAAGGCCCGCCGTGTCCGTTTCAGCTCCTCAATCACGTCCTGATTGCTCGGCCCCGCAGCGCCGCCGCCCACGCCCGCATCGTCGCCGGCCAGCGCCCGCGCCGGCACCTGCCGCATCGCGTTGAGCATCGCGCGCGTCCGGTCGTTGGACCTCACTCTCGCCCCGGACGGCAAGTTGACCAGCTCGGGGCCCTCCTCGCCGACCAGGACCGTCCCCCCATCGGTGACCAGTCCCCCCGAGGCCATGCGCGGGACGCGGGGAGAGTCTTCCTGTTCGCCGTTGCTAGTGGAGGTGTCACGATCAGGAGCAATCGCTGAGCTGAGAGCGACTAATGCGGTGCCGGCTGCTATGTATCCAGCTCCCTGCGTTGCCGTGAAAGGGCTAAGCAACAACGCAGTCCCAATCGAAATAAGCTGCTGACCAATGGTTCTTGCCAGGTTAGCAAGGATCGACTGAACAGCTTGGCCGAAAGACGCGATCGTTTTCTGACTATCGCCGATAGCCTTCCCAAGCTCAACAAAACCCTGCACGGCAGCCTGTGTCCCGGCCGTTGCAGCACCTTCGAAGGCATCCATTCTAGCCTTGGACTTGGTAAGCTCAGCCCTCAGCTTTTTAATCTGCTGCCTCCTCTTGGGGTCAGTCGTCCTGTCGAGCTCCTCATTGAGCGCACTGATCGCACGTTCCACCTGCGCAGACGCCCCTGAGAGGTCGCGCTGAGCAGCCGTAAGTGCATTTAGCCCCTGTGCCTGGATGCCAAGATCCCCCTCAAAACTCGCCTCCGTTTCGACCACTGGAGCTTCATCGTGGCCCGCATCAAACGTGGGGACATCTGGAGTTGGAGGTGGGGTTTTGAGGGCTTCCTCCATCTCCTTTCGCATCTCTTTCACCTTCCGGATTAAGGCTCCATATTCGCGTCTTGCCTCATCCGTCGTTGCCTCTTTGAATCGCTGCTGTAGTTGTTTTTGAACCTGTTCGGCCTCTGAAACGGACTCAATCATCCCCTCCTGCACCTTCGCCGCCGCCGCCATCTCCTCCTTGTTCTCTTCGGTGGCGTCGGTATTGTCGTCCGTCGCGTCGGCGTTGTCCTCCTGGGCCTGCGCCAGGGCCTGCATCTGCGAAAGAAGCTGGGCCGCCGCCTGCTCAGACACGTCTAATCGGGTGGCCAGCTGACCGGCGCTAAGGTCGGAGGGGTCGAACACCTTGTTCAGCTGCTCCGCGAGCCGCTCCACGTTCTGGCGGGCCTCCTCGGCCTTCTGCTGGGCCCGGGCCAGGTCCTCGTCCCGCCCGTCCTCGGCGAAGATGTTTTGCCGGGCGGTGAACTTCTCGACCTTGCGGGATGCCTCCTCGTAGGCGTCTCCCAGCTCCTGCAGCTCCCGGCTCCGCTGCTCGTCGAGGGTGCCCTCCTGGAGGGTAATGGCCTCGCGCACCTGATCGGTATAAATGCCGGCCGCCTCGCCGGCCTCCGTGTACTCGGTCACGAGCGTCGGAAACCGACTCGCCAGCTTCTCCGTGACCCGATCGAGGCGCTCGCTCTCCTCGCTGGTCAGGTCGGACTTTTCGGAGAGCCGGTCGTACTCGTCGGCCAGGGCACGGGCCCCATCGAGCTTCTTCAGCTCCGAGTCGATCTGCTTGATGCCCTCGGCCGTCGCCCGCTGCTCGTCGAGCACGCTGTTGAGGGCGCTCAGCGTATCGGTCAGCGCCGGAAGCACGCTTTTGCTCATCTCGATCGCCGCTGCCTCCAGGTTCTGCACCAGCCGGTCCCACTGCCGCGACACCGCCCCCAGCGTCTTTTCGTACTCGTCGTTCAGCGAGGTGCCCTCCCGGAACGCCTCGTTGGCCGTGCCCAGGTTGGTCTCCAAAAGCGATATCTGACTCACCAGGCTCTGCACCGCCTGCAGGTTCTCCCGCCCGAAGGTCTCCTCGATCTTGACCGTCCGCAGCTGCTTCGGCACCTCCCCCAGGGCGCCCAGGTACTGCCGCAGGGCGCCGAGGGCGTCCTCCTCCAGCATCTGGGTCCATTCCTCGGTGGTGACGCCCAGGACGTCCGACACCGATTCCGACTCGGTCCGCAGCATGGTAAAGATGTTGCGGAGCTGCGTCCCGGCCCGCTCGGCGCGAAGGCCGCTGTCGACCAGCGTCGCGCCCAGGGCGGCCACCTCCGCGGTCACGAGGCCCAGGTCGTCCCCGGCGGCCCCGGCCCTACGCAGGGCGCCTGCGATCTGGCCGGATTGGGCCGTGGTGGTGTTGCTGAGGGCGTTGAGGACCGAGCCCAGCTTGTTGGCCTGGTCGATCGGGACGTCGAAGATGTTGGCAATGCGGGCGATCTGCTTCCCCGCCTCGTCGGCCGTCAGCTCCGTCACGGCGCTGATCTTGCCCACCACCTCGGTGAAGGCCGTGATGTTCTCACGGCCCTGAATGCCCAGCTGCCCGGCCGTCTCGGCAATCCGTGCCAGCTCGGCCCGCGCAATGCCCAGCTGCCCGCTCAGGTCGAGCAGGTCGCTTCCCAGGCGCGTGATCTCCGCGTCGGTGAGATTTGTGGTCTTGCGCACCCCCAGCATCTGCTCCTCGAAGCTGATGGCCTTGGAGGTGCCGACCCCAAAGGCGACCGCTCCGGCCGTCACGGCCGCCGCCGTGCCGCCCACCGCCGCGATCACGCCCGGCGAGACGCTTTTCATGCGCCCCAGTGCCGCCGCCGCGTCGTCGAAGCGCCCTTCCCGGAGGGCGTCGCCCAGCTCGTAGGCCTCATCGGACAAAGAAGAAAGGTTCTTGCTCGCCCCATCGGCTTTGTCGCCGGCGTCCTCCACCTGATCGGCGGCCTTTTCTGCCTCGTCGCCCAGGTCGTCGGCCGCGTCGGCCGCATCGTCGAGATGCTCTTCGGCCGCGTCCCCTGCCTGCTGGGCCTCCTTCTTCAGCTTCTCGAGCTCGGCGTCGGTGTGGCTCAGCTCCTCCACCACCTCGTTGTCCCCCACCTTGATGCGCAATGTCAGGGTCCGCTCGGCCATGGAAAGCTAGGTAAGGCGTTTCAGAGGGGGCAGGTAGTGCTCTTTCAAATCATTCTCCTTTTCGTCGATGTAGTCGCGAGCAGAGGGCGTCAGGTCCTCCCGCTCTTTGAGGGCGCTCAGCAGCGACAGCACGTATCGCACCGCGTCGTAGCCGATCGTCGTTTCCTTCCGGTGCAGCGCCAGGAGCTCGCGGGCCCGGTCGGTCACGCGCCCTTCGTAGTCCGAACGCAGGGCCGCCCGGACGTGCTTCTTCTTTACCCCCAACTGACGGGCCAACGCCTCTCGATCGTCGTATAAGACGTCGAGCTTTTTCAGGGCACTGGCCATCACAGGTAGTCCTCCAGGTTCTCAGACACGTGATCCACGCTGCGGAGCATTAGGTAGGTGAGGGCGCGCTCCATGTCCCACTCGTGGTAGATGCGCTCGTAATCGGTGGCCGGCAGGGTCGAGACGACGCGGCTGAGGGGCTTCCCGGTGCTGCCCTGGCTTTGCATCACTTCCTTCACGCCCGCCTCGTCGGCCTGCTCAGCAGCCACCTCGGCGGCCCTGCGCGCCTTGAGGAGCGCGGCCTGAAACCAGCGGCGCGCTGCCCGCTCTACCACCTGCTGCTTGAAGTCGTCCGGAAGGTCGGCCTCGGGCGCCAGCACCGCCAGGAGGGCAGGCATATGCTCGCGGTCCATCTCCACCGGCACCTGCCCACTGCGCACCCGATCGGGGTCCAGCCCCAGCGCCTCGCAGGCCTCATCGAAGTGCGCCAGCGTGGTCCGAGCGAGCTCCAGCTCCATCAGTTCGTGGTGACGGTCATGATGTCATCCGTCCGGAAGCCGGTGGCCTTGCCGTCGATGATCACCACCCCGAAGCTTTCCCGGTCCACCTTGGCCGGCCCTTTCGCGGCATTGGAGAGGAGCACCTTGTTGTAGACCACCTCGTATAGAGGCATGGCGGAGCCGTCTTTCGTCGCGAGGCTTTTGATCTTGATCCACAGGTCGGTGTGGTTTTCCACCGCGCCCTCCAGCGCGTCGAAATCGGCGGTGGGCATGTTGGTGGCCCGGATCGAAAGCTCCTGGTCCAGCCCCAACCGCCCCTCCCGATCGTCGCCCAGCTCGGCGGTCAGCGCCTCCGGGTCGGGGAACTCCGACCCCTCCTTTGAAAACTGCTTGCGCGAAATGGACACCTGAACGCTGCCGGAGCCGTCAAACGCTGCGGTGTCTTCGATCTCGATCGATCCGACGCCGCCGGGAAAGGAAAATCCAGACATAGGGGATTAGTTGCTGTTCACAGTAAGATTGCCGAGGTCGGCGTACCGGTACCCGGTCACCTTGCCGCTGAACATGAAGGCGCCTTTGCTTTCGCGATCCACGTTTGCGGGGCTGATCTTGGCGTCGCTCAGGATGACCGGCGTATAGACCACCTTCCAGAGCGGGTCTCCGCTGTCGGTGGTAGCCTGCGAGAGCACCTTTACGTGCAGATCGGTGTGCTTCAGGGCCTCGGCTTCGAGCGTCTCGAAGTCGGACATCTCCATGTCCTTTGCGGCGATGTCCATTTCCTGGTCCAGCCCCAACCGCCCCTCTCGGTCGTCGCCGAGCTCGGCGGTCAGCGCCTCCGGATCGGGAAACTCCGTGCCGTCTTTGTCGATGGACCCGCGCCCGATCGTCACCACGAAGGAGGAGGTCATGCCGGTATCGAAGTCGCCGGTGTCGTCGATCTCGATGGACTCGATGCCGCCCGGAAACTGAAATCCGCTCATTCGTCTGTGGTGTCTGTGTCAGAATCGGAAGTGTCGTCCAGGTCGCTCGTGTCGTCGAGCCGGCTGTAGTCCCGCCCCGGCACCAGGTCGGAAAACTCCCCCTGGGGCGCCTCGATGCGAGCCCCGGGCGTACAGCTGCGCGTCCGGCCGGTCTTTTGTCCCTCGTGTCCCGAGAGGTACGTGTGCAGTTCGTATCGGGCCATGGCTACTCAAGAAAAAAGAAGAACGACACTCAGCGCTTGTGCCGCGGCACTTAGGCCGTGCCAGAGGGCATGCCCTCCGGAGTGGACCGGAAAAAGTCGCTGCACCGCCACGGCCCCGCCGGCCAATGCCGCCAGGCCGCCGACGGCCCACAGAGGCACCTCCAGGGTGAGCACAATGAGTACCACTGCGCCCTGGCCGGCGATAAAGTCATTCCGGTCGGTGTGGTGTGCAAAGAGCCACCAAGCCGGCCACACGGCCACGAGCGGCGCGTAGGCCAGCAGGGCAGCGACGCCGAACACCGCGTGGGCCGTCAGGCATAGCAGCGCGCTCATCACCATCTGAATGCCCACCGCGTCGATCATCTGCGCCCAGCGGGCCTCCTCCGTCGTCCCGTGAAAGAGCATCGAGCCGTAGGCCTGGACCACGAGCGCAAACGATACCGGCACCACCGCCGGCCCGTACACGGCCGCGAGCACGAGGGCGGCCCCCACGTAAAACAGATTGCTGAGCACCGCCGCGGGGGAGTGCGCCAGCGGAATGTGCTCGTCTGCGATGCGTAGCATCAGGAGGTCGACGATTTGCGATTGACAACGGCATCTCGCGCGTACGGCGCAATCTTCTCGGCGCTGCGCCCAAATACGTATCCGCCCAGGCCCAGCTGAATCACCTTGTAGAGCCATGTCTGGATCTCGGGGTCGAGGTGCGTCCCGGCGACCCCGAACCAGTGCGCCACGATCACCCCCACAAAAACGATCATCGTAAAGGGCCGCCACGCCCGCTGGTACCAGCTCTCGCCCTGCACCTCCTTTTCGAGAACACTCCCCCGCTGCTTGATGAGCTGCTGCTTCACCTCCAGCAGCTGCTCCTCGAGCTCCACCTCGATCTTTTTCGTCAGGCGCTTGGCCTTCTTTCGCTCCTGCTCGGAGGTAAACAGGTCGTCGGCCGCATCGCCGATCGAGTCGACGACGCCGCTTACGACCGAGCCAATGTTGAAAAACGAGGGCATAGCACTAGTCGCGGTCGATGGCGTCGGACACGTCGTCCTCTTCGATGTCGAGCGGTGTGTTCTCGCTGATCGCCTCCTGCACCTGCTCATAGACCGGCCTGAAGCGCGGGCTAATACGGGCACCGATGCCCATGGTCACCGCCACCTCCCACCCGGCCGCACCGCCGAACACGATTCGGCGCAGCATGTCGACGCCCACGATGTTGCTCAAAAGCACCACGCTCGGCAGCACCAGCGCGTAGACCCCGCACCGCAGGATGAGCCACCGGATCACGGTCACGGACGTGCGATCGTCGGCCCGCCGTGCGTACCAGATGGACGCAACCGCGTTGAGCACGATGACCGCGCCCAGGCCCCACACCAGGCGGGGCTCCACCATCAAAAGGCTCGCTGCAAGCGCACTCGCCCCCTTCGCGAGGGCCGTATCCGGCATGATCTCCCGGGTGCGCGCGAGCGTCTGCATGATCCAGTGCACAATGTGACGGGGTCGATTACTAGAGCGCCGAGTCGAGGCTGCTACTCGTGCGCCTTGGCGGCGCTGATCCACTCAAACACGGTCTCCTCGTCGGCCGAGAGCTCCGCGGCCAAAATCTCTGCGTCGGCGTTGGCCAGGCCGGCCACCTTCTCAACATCGGCCTCCGCGAGCTCCTCCTCGTAGGCCGGGCCGATGCCGTCGAGGACCGACGGCGCATCTAGCCCAGGTTCGCTGAGCGGCTCCTCCACCGCGTACGCCTCTTTCTTTGCCAGCGCCGCGGCCACCTCCGCGGGCACCTCCGCCACGGCCACGCCGCGCTGCCGGTCCTTATCAAAGGAGACCTCGCGCTCCTCGTCGTCGACCTCGACGGTGGTCCCGCGGTGGTAGATATTGGCGCAGGTGACGGTCACGGTGTCGCTCATGAGCCTGTAGGGTGTTGATCGGTTGGGTTGGTTGCAGCCCGCCGCGGAATCGAACCGAGGTCCCGAATCCCTTCGGGACGCGACGACTTCGGCGCCTGCCGGGCTGTATGCGGCCCGTTGACTGGCTCTATGCCGGCACGGGCCTACACCGGCCTCGGGACAGCTCACAGCCTACATTCTACGTGATGTAGTCCTCGACGCCGGCCGGCAGCTTGACATTCCGGATGCGCCGGATGGCGTACTTGTCCTGGATCGCATTCTCCACGCGGAGCTCCCACTCCACCTTGCCGGAGCGCTTCTCCTCGAGGATCTCGTCGAGCTCATCCTCCACCTCCAGGCCCCCGTTGGTCACGGCGCTGTAGAGCCCCGGATTGGGATCGGAGATGTAGAGCGAGGTGGTGACGTCGTTGGGCGTGCCCGCGTTGTCGGGCTCAGTATTCGGGATCGCGTTGGAGCCTACGCGCACCAGGTCGCCCCCGTAGACGCGCTCGATCATCTGACCGAAGGCCCCTTCGATCCGCTCGTAGCTCTGGTTCTGGCGGGCGATCGTCCCGAGCACGGCGCCCAGCTGGCTGTTGGCACCGATCAGCGGGTCCATAAACTCCGGCACGATCTGCTCCATCGCCTGCCGAAACGCCTCCACGTGGGTCTCGTCCCCCAGGTCGAGGTGATTGGCCGACGTGCCCGACGGCAGAAAGTCCACCGCGTCGATCACCATGTCCTGCGAAAAGCCGGGCGGGTTGCTCGACCCGTCGAGGATGTTCGAGAGGCCTAGCATCTCCCGCGGGCTCGTGCCGCCGCCCCCGTTGAAGAAAAGGCCCTCCATGCCGCGGGCCCACCCGCGCACCTTCTGGCGCAAAGCCGGGTTGATCCACCCCTCGATCGGGCGCAGCTGGCGCTGATCGTCCACGATGTGGGAGCGGTCGATCGTGACCCCGTCGCCGTGAAAACCGAGGTTCTCGGGCTGCCGGTCCGGGGGCGTGGCGGCGGCGCTCGTGTAATTACCGCCCACACCGCGGGTCTGAACGCTGTCGTCCTCGTCGACCGGGTAGAGGTCGAAGTCGGTAGCGCCCAGCTCAAAGGCGCCCCGCGATTCGAGCGCGGCCAGCCAGTTGCTGTACTGGAGCATCCAGCCCAACACGGACTGGCTGCGAGATCCTTCGAGTCGGGAAAGCTCGCGCAAAGAAGGCATAGTCGGTAGCGATCTGGTCAGAAAATGCGTGTGGGTTCACCGACGGTGAACCGTAGGGCTGTCCGGTCTGCGCCTTACTCGCCGCGGGCGTACTGGTGGAAGGCGTTATCCGCACCGACGTCCGGGGAGTCGCTCGTCTTTTCCGGCTCGTCCACCTCCGAGCCCGGCTTCGCCGCGCCCTTCGGGATCGAGTTGAGCGCCATGCGGGCCGCCTCCGGATTCTCCTCGAGCCGCTCCTCCCACTCCCCTCTCTGGGAGTTCTGGATGCGGAAGTTCTCTACCGCCTCGTCGAGGAGCTCCTCGTTGGCGATCTCCTCTTGCTCTTCCACCTCGCCTTCGAGCTCTTCGACGCGCTCCTGAAGCTGGTCTCGCTCGTTTTTGATCTCCTCATGGTCCTCGAGCTTCTCCTCCAGCTCATCGACCCGTTGGCGCAGCTGCCGCGCCTCGTCGAGCACGTCGAGCTCCCCGCCGGCGTCGGCGTTCAGGATGCCCGAAAGTCGGTTCTTTAGGTTTTTCCAGCGCTCTTGCCAGTCCATGGCGTCGTGTGTGTTTTCGAGTTTGGAATCGGGAATGCGGTCCTCAATCGTCTCTACGGTGACCTCGAGCGCGTCGGCCAGCTGCTCGCGCCGATCCGGCGGGGGCACCTCGATCTCGCCGCGCTCGATCTGGCCGATCGTGCCCCCCGTGAGCCCCACCTCATCGCCGAGCTCATCGCGGCTCATGTCCAGCTCCTTCCGGCGCCGCTCCATCCAGTCGCCGAGGTCGGTCGCGTTGACGATGCGTCGGCTCATCGCTATGCGTTCGGTCAGTGGGGGAGTCGTCGCAACGCCGTTTTGTACGTCTCGGACACCCTGATCACCGTTCAGGTGGTCGTAAAACGGCACGTTCGTAAGAGCGAGCGTCACCAGCTCCGTGCCAATCTCGGTACCGGTCTCGCGGTCCTCTGCGTGCTTGTCGATGACCGGGCTCAAAAAGCGGAACTGATCGCTGTCGATAGACCTTTCAGCCTCGTCGGTCCACTCCACGGTGCCCATCAACGTATCGCCCTCAATGTGGACCTCAGTCACCCACCCGGCCGCGACGGCGCGCTGCACGTCCGGGTCCTGGGTCGCATGGTCGTAGTCGATTACGACCGGACCGCTAAAGTTGCGCCGCATCTGGCGCAGGTCCCTCATCGTGAGCTCGTGGGGCACCGTGTGGTGGCCCCAGTACTCGCCCACGCTCGCAATTTCGACGGTTTCAGCCGCCATAATCAGTACCGTTGCAGTTCCAGATCCGGGCTCACCTTGGCCATCCACAGGTCCTTGCCGCTCATCATGCGGCCCACGTCCATCGTCTGCCAGTAGGCGGTGCCCACGTCCTCCAGCTGAATCTCCAGTCCCACCAGGGCCTCGAAGGTCCAGGTCAAAAGCGCCACCCCGTCGGAGTACTCCGCCTCCGGCGAGGACCGGTTCTGCGTCGCGCAGATCACGTCGAACGAAATCGCCCCGTCGGCCACCTCGCCGTAGTCGATGCCCTCCATTCGCGCCACGTCGAACTCCACGAAGCACGCCGGCACGTGCTGAATCAGCTGCTTCGGCCGCAGCGCCTCGCCCCCGTAGGGCCGCACCGCCTTCGGGACCAGGCGTCCGTCCTCCTCGGTGGCCTGCTGGCGCTTTGCGTCCAGCGTCGAGACCACCTTCGTTTGCAGGTCGCTGATCATGTGCTCAGCCAGGTCGGTAGATCACGGTGCAGGCCGAAGGCTTCCTGATCTTTGGTGCCCTTCTGCTGAATCAGCTCCTCTGGTTTGAGGCGATCGCTCGGCGCATCGTCGATCTGTTGCTGATCCATCAGGTCAATCTGCCCGGTGGCGACTTTCATCAGGATGCCGTCAAGCCGCTGCAAGTCCTTGCGTACCTCCTCGCTCGTGCCGCCGGGCGTGCGCTTCTGAAGCGTCAAGAAGGCCCCCTCGATGTTCAGGGACCGCAAGAACTCGTGGTTCTCATCGAAGGGATCATCCGGGTGCTGGCTCCGCACGTGCTGCTGGATGTACGCCCCGTATTCCTTAATCGCCTCGCTCAACTTCTCGGTGTCGACCGTCTCCTTGAGCGGGTCCCCGGTGACGGAGCTAATCTGCTCCTGCCCGTAGGCGGTCAGTACGTGATCCTGTGTGCAGTACGCCATCCTGAGCCCGTCATGTCACAATGTGGGCGCCTCTACCTCCGGACGGAGGGCGTAGTTTTGACATATGCATCGATCTACACAATCCCACCGGATACCGGACACATCGATATATGTCACGTCTCCGGGCCCGCACTGCTCATACATAGGGCCACACTGCCTCTCTGCCCGTCCCCCCGGCTCATGCCCAAGAAGTACTCCGACGAGGTCCGCGCCCGATGCAAGAGCCTGTACTGCTACAAGGGCCACAGCATCCCGGCCATCAGCGACCTGACCGGCGTCTCCGAGTCCACCCTGCGGCGGTGGCGCTCCGAGGAGGACTGGGAGGATCAGCGCATGGCCCGGTCGGTCTCCGGCCGCATGGTGGCCGAGCAGCTGCGCAAGCAGGTCTTCATGATCATCGCCGACGCCAACGAGGAGGGCCGGATGCTCGACAACGGCGAGGTGGACCGCATCCGCAAAATGCGGAAGGACATCAACGAGCTCGACGACGCGGAGCTCTTCGTGGGCCACGCCCTCGACACCATCGACGAGCTCGGCGACTGGCTCGCCGACCACTACCCCGACCTCCGGGACGACATGGTCCAGCCCCTCATGGAATTCTCCCGCCAGCTCGTCCAGGACGCTTAAGCCCCGCAGCACCCCAACCCCCGAAGACCCCAGCACGCCCCCCCCAACACACCAACACCCCAACACCTCCCCGATGGCCCTAGAATCCACGAAGTCCGCCCGGCTCAAGCGCATGGAGCAGCAGCTGGAGGAGCTCCAGCAGTCGCTCAGCCAGGACGTCCAGGCCTTCCAGGACACCTCCACCGAGGCCGCGCGGGGCCGGCACGAGGCAGTGGAGCAGGCCGAGGCGCCGACCCTCGCCTTCGGGCGCACCTACATGCCGCACTACTTCACGTCCGAGCCGGCCGCCTTCCACGGCGACCTCGACGCGATGGTGCATCACGACCGGCGACACGTTTTCATTACGCACGGGGCGCGCGAGCACGCGAAGAGCACCATCGTCCGCACCGGCCTCATTAAGCGCGTGCTCTGGGGCAGCCTGCACTACCCCTTGGTCATCTCCGAGGAGCTGAAGCTCAGCAAGGGGCACGTCGCCTACATCGCCGCCGAGCTTACCGAGAACGCCCGCATCCAGGCCGACTTCGACGTCGAGGTGCAGAAGTACTCCGAGCAGGAGGGCGTCTTGCAGGTGCGGATCACCCCTGTGGCGACCGGCGTCGCCTCCAGCGCCCGCATCGAGGCGTCCTCCTACAAGCGGGGCGTCAAGGGCTCGCTCTTCATGCAGCACCGGCCCGACCTCGGGCTGATCGACGACTTCGAAGACCGGGAGAGCGCCCGCTCCGAAACCATCGCCGCCAAAAAGGTCGACTGGGTCTTTCAGGAGCTCTACCCGGCGTGTGCGGGTGGCAACGACCAGGACGAAACCGGGGCCCCCATCATCTGGCTCGGCAACACCACCGCCGACACCTCCGCGCTGTACCAGGCCATGCTCGAAACGGTGGAGGACACCACGGGCGCCAGCACCCCCGACGACGCGCTCCGTGACTTCCTCTGTGGCGGCACGGACCCCCAGGGCGGGGCACCGACCCCCCAACGTCCCGATCGGGCGATACAGGCGGCAAGAAACGGGTTAGAAACGGGGGTTTGGGGGTGCGATGAGAGTGAGACTCCACTCTCACCCGCCGAACCGGAGGGCGCCTCGCAAAACGGCACGGAGAACGCTCAGGAAAGCCCCGCGGCCGAGGCTGCAAAAAGCATATATTGTTACCGGGCCACCACCGAGATCGAGACTACTGGGCAGACGATCTATCTGTGGCCCGAGCGCTACGAGCGCACCTGGTACGAGCGCATGCGCCGCACCATGGGCCCGAGCCGCTTCGACGCCGAGATGAACGGCTTCCCGGTCGTCGTCGGCGTGTTTTTTCAGCCGGAGTGGTTCCCCACCTACGACGAGCTCGGCCCCGAGGTAGAGCGCGGGTACATGTGGTGCGACCCCGCCTTTGGGGAGAGCCAGCATGCCGCCTACAAGGCCGTCGTGGCCATCGCCACCGACCGCCACCGCTACCACATCCTCGACGCGTGGCTGCGGCAGGAGGAGGGCACCCGCGCCATGATCGAGGCCATGTACGTCCTCTACGAGCGGTGGGACCTCATCCGGCACGGCGGCTACGAGGAGAACTTCAAGCAGGACGAGCGCCTCGCGGCCGACTTCCAGGACGCCGCCCGCACGCACGGCTACCCACTGCCCGTCTCGGCCCACCCCAACATGGGCAACAAAGACGCCCGGATCGAATCGATGGAGCCGCTTGCCTCCAATAACCGCATCCAGTGGCCCACCAAAGCCCGCCGCCACAAGGTCAACTGGGACGACCTCGAGCGCCTAAAACAGCAAATGCTCTCCTGGCCCCAGGGCGCCTACGACGACGGGCCCGACGCCCTCGAATCCTGCATCGCCCGCTGCCGCCTCGGCGGCGCCGCCTCCAGCCTCGACTACGAGTCGATCGAGCAGCGCCGCTACACCCGACGCTAACGCCAACCCCCCACCCCCTCAACACCCCACCCCGCCCACCACCCCAACACTCCAACACCTCAACACGAACCGATGCCAGAAAGCGTAGAGCGACCCTCCAGCCGCTACCGGGCCTACAGCAAGGCGTTCGACGTCGTCCGCCCGGCACAGATCTACCGGGCCCGCCGCCAGGCCCGCAACGGCAACCCCGGCCGCCTGTGGTCGATCCTGCGCCACTACAAGCGGCAGGACCCCCACGTGCGGGCGGCCATGCAGAGCGTGCGCGCCCCCATCGTAAAACAGGACGTGCAGCTGAACCTGCTCGAAGACAGCGAGGAGGCGCGGACGCAGCGGGACGTGGTTCGACAGGTGCTCACCATGATGGGCATCGACCACGTGATCGAGGACCTCATCTGGGGCCACTGGTACGGCCTGCGGGCCCACCACCTAGAATGGGGCGACCGATCGATCGACGGCTCCACCTACCAGGCCCCCATCGACGCGCACCGCATCCCGCAGGAGTGGATTCACGCCCGCGACGAGAACCACTCCGACGGCCGGAGCACGCTCTACGTGGGGCGCCGCCCCCTCTCCGAGTACGAGCGCGGCACTCTCATCGTCTACCAGGACGAAGAGATCAGCAAGTACGAGGAGGTCGACTTTACCGGCCTCGGCACCGGTATGGCCGCCGCGCGCTTCTGCGTCTTCAGCTGGTACAACGTCGAGGACTGGGCCTCCTACAACGAGGCCTGGGCCACGCCCTCCGTCATCGGCACCCTCCTGCAGGGCTGGAACGAGGACGACAAGGCCCTCCTCAAGCAGGCCGTCAACAACCTCGGCAACGACCTGCGGGCCATCAAGACCGACCAGGGCAAAATTGAGCTGGAGTGGCCCGAGGGAAGCGGCAACTCTCGCACCTACGAGGAGCTCCGCACCGCGGCCAATAAGGCCATCAGCGTCACCATCAAGAGCGAGAGCCTCACCGACGTGGAGGTCGGCGGGGGCGGCTCCTTCGCCGCAGCCCGCACCACCGACGGCATCCGGGTCGACGTCGCCGGCGGCATCAAAAGCCGCGTCGTGAGCCCGCTGAACGAGGAGGTCATCGTCCCCTTCACCGAAATGAACTGGGGGCGCACGCTTGTGCAGGCCGACATCGATGTGGACACGGTCCAGGACCGCCTCCAGCAGGTCAAGGTCGACCGCGAGCTGAGCCGCATGGGCCTGCCCCTCTCCCGAGAAGAGCTCTACGAAACCTACGACCGCTCCCCTCCCGAGGACGAAGACGACGCCCTCACCGGCGGCTCCGGCTTCGACCCCCTCGCCGGCGCTTAATCACCAGACCAGCAAAGAGAGATGTATCCTGAGTCTTTCAAAAACCACCTTTCCGACATCCTCGAAATCGAAGGCGGTTTCGTCGACGACTCGGCCGACAGCGGCGGGGCCACCAGATACGGGATCACCGAAGCGCTCGCTCGCGAGTACGGGTGGACCGGCCGGATGGAGCAGCTGCCCCGATCGAAGGCCGTCGAAATCTACCACGAGCACTTCTGGGTGTGGATGATGCTTGACGACCTGCATAATCGTGCCCCGGCAACGACCCACGAGCTACTAGACGCCGCCATTAACATAGGGCGTCGCCGGGTGTGGCGGTGGCTGCAGCGGAGCCTCAATGCCCTGAACCGAAATGAGAAGGACTACGACGACATCAAGGTGGATGGATGGCCGGGAGATAAGACTTGGGGCGCCTTGGTTTCATACCTCGCGACGCGTCCCGACGAGGGTGACGAGGTCCTCGCTGCCACCATCAATGGCCTACAAACGCACCACTACATCACGCTCGCAGAGGCCCGCCCGAAGGACGAACGGTTCCTCTTCGGATGGATTAAGCAGCGAGTCGCCTAACCACCCACCACCTACCACCTCAACACCCCAACACCTCAACACCTCAACACCCCAACACCCCAACACCCCACCCACCAACACCCAATGATCCAGATCCGCGTGGACGACGACTTGCCGGAAGGGTTTTCCGAGGCCCTCCAAAGCGCCATCGCCGGGCTCAAGACGAGCAAGATCATGGCGCAGGCGGAGCTGATCATGAAGCAGCGCACCCAGGACGGGGAGTTTCTCGACGGCTCCAGCCCCGAGGCGGACAGCTACTCCACCAAGCCATACGCCCAGCCCGCCGGCAGCCTCACCGACCAGGTGCGCGAGAGCCTCCCCGACGACGAGGTCTCATACTTCACCACCTCCGACGACGACCTCTGGCTCGTGGTGGAAGGGGGGTACGAGGCCGTCCGACGCGCCAAGGGGCTGCCCACCGACACGGTCGACCTCTCTGTCACAGGCCAAATGCTGAGCGGGATGCGCTCGCAGGCCGGGCGCGAGAGCGACGGCGAGCTCGAAATGCTGGTGGGGTACATCGAAGGCGTGAGCCCGCAGGAGGCCATCCAGATCGCCCGCTACCACAACGTCGAAGGGGCGGGCAAAAATGAAATAAAACGCGTCTTCGTCGGCCTCACCGAGTCGGAAGCCGACGACGTGCTCGACTCGATGGAGAAAGACATAAATCGGGGTCTATAACCGGAAGTGGTTATATAAACGGAAATGGTTATATAACCCGATCGGTTATAATCTGCGCAACCGTGAGGACTCAATCTGAGGTGGAGTACTCGGTCACCTGACCCATCTCATTCGCCAATCGATGCAGCTCTGCCCATGTTTTACGCATCGGGCTTCCGGACTGACCGAACTTCTTCACTTGCTGACCGGAGCTCCTCGCAGTAAGGACATATCGGGTTGGGCCGGTACGGACCATCACCGAAACGCTCATCTCGCGGATCGGCCCGAGAACATCGCTACCACTCTTCGGGGCAGTGGTGATCGATCGCAGCTTCGAATCAGATTCCTGCATGCCGTAACCCTGAGATTGGAGTACACGTCCGGCATGTCGATAGGCCTCATCCGGGCCGAGATCCGTCGCTACAACGATGCTCGTTGCGCCGATTGGAGCATCTTTGTCCTGCACGCCAGCGGTCTTCTCCGGCCCTGCACAGCCCAGACTCACGGCAAAGACCCAGATTAACACGAGAAGCCAGCATTTTGAGCCATTATTTTTGCGTTCCATGGTCGAAAGAATTTTGACTTTCTATCACGGTCGTTCTATTCACTCACTCTGAAATTATAACCGGCTCTCAATCAGAGAAAACAATTCGTCATACATGTCCATGGCGGCGCTTTTTCCAACACTCTGAGCCTGTCGGTTTCCAAAAGCATTTTCACGCTGGTAAACAAGCGTCAGCACAACCTTAGACCCCCCATCTTCAGAGGAGGTAACGCGAGCCTGAACCTTCCGGCTCAAATCACCGACCAGAGCAGCCTCCAGGCTTGGATTTGACTTCCTTCCGGTCGACACGATACCGGTCGCTCTGTCAATCGTCTCAATCGTGTAGCCCTGGTTGGTGAAAGTCTCTACCACAGCTGTAATCACCGTGTCCTTAGCAGGAGTGTAAGTCCTAGATCTCTCCGATGCGGGAATGCTTTGGGTTGAGGCGCAACCCGAAACGAAAATGAACACAGCCAGCAAACAGGTCGAGGTAACAACTTCATCTCGTCTTCTCATTATCAAGTGTTGTTGTCGGTGATGTGAATCTATTGTAACGCTAACGGACGACGCGTCGAACCACCCGCCCGATCACATCAAACTCGTCGCCTTGCCCGACTTCGATGGACGGGTAGCGGTCATTCTCACTTTTTAGGACGATCGTTCCATTGGCGCGGTGTGCGTGCTTCACCTTCAGCTCCCCATTCAGTCGGCAGACGTAGATGTCTTCGTACTGAATCTCTTCGGCACGTTCGCAGAGGACCAGGTCGCCGTCCTGTAGCAAAGTCTCCATCGAGCGCCCGCGCACCGGGGCGATGAACGCGCGGTCGGGCTGTATGCCCGTCTCACTGCGCAACCAGCTCTTGAAAAACCGACCGTACGCGACAATGTCGTCACGGGGCACCTCACCAGTCCCTGCTCCTGCTGCGTCCTCATAGATGGGTATTCTGATCCGCTCTCCCATCTCTGACTCGGAGTCGACTTCAGTGCGGTATTCCCCAAGTCTCATATCACCTTCCCCGATCAACAACCAGGATGGATTGACCTCGAACTGATCCACAATTTTCTGTAGTACATCGACCGAAGGGGTCGATTGACCCTTTTCGTACCGTCCCCAAGCTTGCTGGGACTTTTCTATCTGCTCAGCCATTGAGGACTGAGTAGATTCCTTCGACAATCTCAGTTGTCGGAGTCGTTCTGCTAAATCCGTTTCGGTTGTGTCTGCGGTTGACATTAACAACCAGAATGTGTAGTGTGTGGTCACCTTTCGAATGCAAGCCGGTCGCACGGCAGACACAACATATAAGCCAGCTATGGAAAAGCGAACCCTTTTTCGCATCGCAATCGCCATCAAACGAGATGGAGGGCAAGACTACAGTGCTACAAAGTTTGCCCGCGACAACGGAGTGAGCACAACCGTTCTTTGGGGGGTACTTTCGGGCGCGGACACGAGCGCCCCTCTTGAGGCGAAGATCGACGCCTTCATTGAGAAGCAGCTCGCCAAGCTCAGCGAAGAACTGGACCGCCCACAGGTCCGAGCCTAGCTGCCTGTCTGAACGTCAAAGAACACACGCCCGCGCCGACGCCACCAGCGCCGACGCGGGCCCTCAACCAAGCACTCATCAACCGCTGACGAAACTACCGTCAGCCCCATCAACCCGCAATCCAACGATGACTCGGATCTTCAATGAGGCCTTGAATCAGATTCTCTCCGAACCCGACGCGAAGGTCACCGCCCGCGAGCTGGCCGAGGAGGCCGGCGTTTCTCGCGACATGATCTACAAGGCCAAAAACCCGACCGGCGCCAACCTGTCGCTCCCGGCTGCCCGGGCACTCACTCGGTACATGCTCCGCCAGTACGCCGACCCGCGCCTGGCCCGCACCTTCATTACCAGCGAGTACGAGATCAGTCCCCGCGGCGCGGCCCGGGCCGACGGCAAGATCGACGACGAGATTACCGACATGCAGGTGGTCGAAGGCAAGATCATCGAGGAGTACCGCGACGGCGATCGGGACGACCTCTCCGAAAAGATCGGTCAGCTGGAGTCGATCGTCGAGCGCCTCAAGGCCGAGCGCGACCGCCTCTAACCCCAATACCCCGAGTGACCATGGCCGTCGATCGCGAGCGGGTCCGCAAAATGCTCATCTGGGGCGCCCCGGTGAAGATCGTCGCCGAGCGCCTGGACTGCTCCAAGCGCCACGTGCGCCGCATCCGATCGCAGTGCGACGTCGAGCACAAAGTGGACGCGTTTTGGGGCACCGAATGGGAGCGCGACTGGGTCTGGGGCATCCTGCGCGACCTCGACTACAGCGACGCCCAGATCGCCGAGATCGTGGGCCGCACGCCCCAGGCCGTCCACCAGTGGCGCACCACCCAGGTCGAGAAAGAGCGCAAAGAAAAAAGCGCCGACCCAACCAACTGGCACTGACCACGCCGAACGCCCGCCACCCCAATGCCCAAATCCCAAAATGACGAAATGCCCAATGATGAAATGCCCAATGACGACGTCCCCGAGCCCGACAGCCAGGACAAGGCCGCCCTCCGCTGGGGCAAGTATGTCATCCAGTACTTCGAGCCCCAGCCCGGCGACGTCTTCGTCGTGAAAGGCCCCTCCGCCCCCCACGCCAAAGAGAAGCGGCAGAAAATGGCCGACGCCCTCGAACAAGCCGTCGCCGAGAAAGGCATCGACGACATCGCCTTCATCATCGGCCCCTCCCACCTCGCCAACATCTCCCAGATCCCCCAGGAGGAGATGAAACGCCTCGGCTACCGCCGCACCTCCGACCCCGACCCCATCCCCGAAGACTAAGACGACCCCTCATTCTCACTCTCATCATCACCCTGTTCACGCGATGCCTGATAAAGATCCCCTCGGTGCCTCAATATCTCTTCAAAGAGAGATGGAAATGATTCAGTCCTTAGCCTGGCCAGAACCTCTGAGACGAGCTTCAGCAGTGCGAGGGAATTCGCCTCATTTGACCGTGCTATATCCAACAGATCGTCCTCCTGCGGTGAGTCCAGATTTCGGGGAAGATCCGTCTCAAAGAATTCTTCTGCCCTTTGCTGATGGTGACGCTCAATCTTCTCCATCAACTGGCGAAGAGTCACCGTCGAGTCCGGAGGCGACTGAAGCAGACGAAGACGGGCCACAATTTCGATCACCAGGTCCTTCACGGTCTCCATTGTGGCCCCCTCGCTGAGGCGGATGTCATACATCGCCTCCAGGTTCCGATCGAAGATCTCATCCTCATTCATGGGGCTAAGGTCTAGTTCGCGGCCAATGCCCACAAAACCTAACCACCGCCCCCCAACCTTCCAACCTTCAACCTTCTAACCCTAAACGCCACCGACCCATGCCCATCACCGACACCCGCACGCCGACCTGGCTCGAAGACCCCTACCAGGAGGGCCGACACGTCTACGGCTACCAGCACCCCGAACACCACCCACACCACGACCTGATCCACGACAAGACCCTCGGCAGCATCCTCTACCTCCAGCTCCGAGACAAATGGGCCGCCCACGTGCCCGCGTTCGGCCGCGGACAATTCGATACCAAGGAAAAAGCCAAAAACGTCGTCGAACGCCACGTCCGCACGCTTCGCACCCGTACCTGACACCAGCACCCCAACATCCCAACACCCCAACACCTCACCACCCCCAACACCCACCCATGCCCTGGCCCGACACCTCCAACATCGCCCCCTGCCCCCATTGCGACTCGAAGTGCCACGACCTCGCAGTGATGACCGAAAAATACTGCGTCTCGTGCCGCATCTGCGGACTCGAAGCCCCCTGGGTCGAGTCCCGATCGGACGCCGTGAGCCTCTGGAATGCGCTCACGATCAACGTCAAGCAGCTCGCCCACTGACAATGCCCAATGAGAAAATGAGACACTGACAAATGGCCCGAAAACCCTCAACCCCCAACCCCCAAATCGAATCCGGACTCATGACCGACCTCAGCAACCACGCCGCCCTCGACGACCTTGACCTCACCCTCCCCGACGGCTGGTACCTCCTCAGCAAGGAGGAATACGGGGAGGAAGTGTTTTTCTGCCAGCACGAAGAACACCTCCGCTCCACCGACACCCACGCCGACCCCGCCGACGCCGTCGAGGCCGCCCAGAAAAAGGAAGGCATCTGGGAGGCCGCCACGCACGACACGCCCGACGAAAACGGCGAGTCCAATGACTTGATATTCGGGGGCGGCGCCTCCGACGAGCAAAGCGCCCCCACGGAGGTGCTCGACGAAGAAGCCGGTGAATACGTAGAGCTCACACCCGAACTGCGGGCAAAAGCTCAGCACGCCATCAAGCAGATTCAGGCAGGCATCCTGGTCACGGCATACTGGGTCTCGCGCGTGTACGACGAGCGGCTCTACGTGGGCCTCGGCTACGGCACAAAAAAGCAATTTGTTGAAAACCATCTGCCGTTCGGCATGAGTCAGGCCCGAAAATACGCCAAGATCGGCCGCCGCTTTGGCGATTTTCTGCCGGACTATGCCGAGCAGACCCCTGAAAAGCTCCCCGCGGGAGAAGACGCTGAAGAGACGCCCGAGTCTCTCCAGGGCATACCCATGACAAAGCTTACTCACCTCACAAAGCTCGACGACGAGGACCTCCAGTCCTACGTGGAAGAGGGGAAGTGGACGGGGCCCAACGGCGAGACCTACACCCGAGATGACGTGATGGAGATGGCCCGCGCCGAGCTTGATGACGCCGTCAGTGGTAGAGGTGAGAAGCTCCAGAAGGTCGCCGAGGACGAGAAGGAAAAGCGCCAGGCCTACCAGGAGCTCGCCGAGAAGCGGAAGGAGGAGAAGGAGGCCCTCGAAGAGGAGCTCGACGAGCGCCAACAGCAGATCGAGAGCGCCGAGGAGCTGGAGCTGCGCCTCGGCCCGAAGCAGTCGAAGCTCGAAAGCAAAAAGAAGCTCTACCGCGAGTGCGAGGAGCACATCGAGCAGGCCATCCGCATCGTCGACCAGCTCGACCCCGGCGACCACCCCGACACCGACGAGCTGCGCTGCCGCGCCATCCGCAAGGCCGCCCAGCGCCTCCTCGACGTCGTGCACGAGGACTTCGTCGAGGTCCTCATGACCGAAGGCTTTTAACCACACCCACACCCCCGACATGGACACCCAGCAAGTCTGCCCCGAGACCATGGCCTACCGCGGCCTCAAGGCAATGCCCGACCCGCTTTACGACCGGTGGTTTCGGCTCAGCGCCTACTGCCGCGTCACCCCCCAGGAACTGGCCGTCGACGTCCTCCGCGAGCAGTGGTGCGAGGTCTACCGCTACATCGAGGAGGAGGGCCGCACCCGCATCGCCCAGACCCTCCTCATCGCCACCCTCCACCGCACCATCGGCCGCACCAACTGAGGCCTTTCCCCCAGCACCCCAACACCCCAACACCCAAAAACCCTTCCCCCGTGCCCCAAATCAGCAGCGACCAAGTCAAAACCATCCGCGGCATGGAGTCGCAAGTCTTCGACGACGACCCCCAGTACCGCGATTTCCTCCGGGCCACCTTCCCAGAGAAAGACTGGTCCGACCCCGATCGCCCGTCGACGCTCGACCTCACCCAGAAGGAGGCCCATCGCGCCATCCAGTCCCTCCAGGAGGCCCAGGGCAACGGCACGCCCGCGCCGCCCGATCGGCCCACGCCGCCCCCACAGGCCGACAAGCCGTGGGAGGGCCGCTACAAGGGCCACCCCAACAAACACCAGGCCGGGCAGCTCACCCAGGAGCAGGCCGACGAAATCGCGCGCCTGGAGTACCAGCTGGGCTGGGCGTCCACCCCGCAGCGAATCGGGCGCTTCATCAAGCGACAGATCGGGCGCGAGATGGCCGTCACCGACCTCTCGAAGCGCGAAGCCACCAAGGTCATCACCGGCCTTCGCCGCGTGAAAGAGGGCCAGTCCGATGCGTGAGAAAAGGCGTGCCTTTTGCGCCGTCCCGGACTCCGCATCTCTCGCCCCAATCCCCCGCTCGCGTGGTGTACGATCTTACAGACCAGGAGCTCGAAGACGTCATCACTGCCCTCGACGCTGCCGACCACGGCTCCAAAGGGGCCGTCCTGCAGCGATGGGCCAAGCGCCTCAGTCCCGACCCCTCCGATCCCATGTCCGCCCAAACCCTCCGGCGCCGCATCCGGCAGCAACGCGGCAAAGCCAAAGAGTGCCCCGGCCGCCCCGCCAAGATTCCCGAGGCCCTGATCGAGTTTGTCGAAGAGGCCAAGGCGCGCGGCATGGAGATGGGCCTCGGGGAGCGGGAGGTGTCCACCGAGATCGCCCTCCGGATCGCCCGCCGCAAGGGCGTGGAGGGCGCCGAGGACGCCAGCCCCAGCGCCGTCAATACGCGCCTCCGAAAACGCGGCTTTCGCGAAGAGACACGCTACCGCAAGGTGGAGGCCGACTTTGCCACCCAGCGCCAGCTCCTCGACTTCTCTCGCTCGAAGTACCTCCAGGTCCGCGACTATGATGAGGACGCCGACGACTGGCTCCTCGAGGTGACCGACAAGCAGCTCAGCTACAAAGACCCGGAGGGCGCCTTCCGCACCTGGTACGCCCTCCTCATCGACGACTACAGCCGCCTCAAGGTGGGCCGCCTTTTCTGCGACACATCCGAGAACGCCCTCCTCGGGCTCACCTTCCTCCGCTGGGCCTGGACCCGCGAGGAAGACGACCACCCGATGCGCCACGTCCCGCGCATCCTGCAGACCGACTTCGGCGCCTTCCGCCGCTCGCACCGCGTGCAGAACGCGTTCGACTCCCTGGAGGATGTCGACCTCAAGAAGGCCGGGAAGGAAAGCCAGGGTAAGATCGAGCGCTCCTTTCGCAGCCTGTGGCAACGCTTCGAGCTCCCCTTCGCGCTGGAGCACGGCGATGGCTACCAGATCCATGCGTCGGACTTCAACCACCTCCTGCACGAGCACCTCCTCAAAGAAGGAATGCGCGCCCACCCGAGCCAGGACGAGCACACCTGCAAGCACCTCTACGAGGGCTCGATCGCCCGCACGCCTCCCCTCCAGATGGAGGCCGACGTCGTCAAGCTCGCCTTCAACACCGACACCCGCCAGGTCGACCCCTACGGCCGCATCTCGATCGACGGCGACAAATACCGCTGCCCCGACTCCATCGAGGGCATCGCCATCGAGCCGGGCATGCACGTCCGCTACCAGATCAACGCCGAGGGGCGCGTCATCGGCCGCCTGGTGGAGCGCAACCACCAGGACGCCTTCGATCTGGAACCCTGGAGCCAGCCCGCCTTCGAGGAGCACGGAGACGAGTCGGCACGCGGCACCGGGCGCACCAAGCTGGAGCGCCTCCGCCGCCAGGTGGACGTCACCAGCGACCTGCGCACCGACCTCTTAGACGACGACGCGCCGGAGGTGGAGGTGGACGAGGACGGCATCCTGGCCCAGCTGGGCGAGCGCCACGTCGATGTGTCCGTCGACAGCGACTTCGACGCCCAGCCCACCGCCGACGACACCCCCGTCCCCGCAGCCCAGGCCCGCGAATGGATTGGCCAACGCCTCTCCTCGATCGACCACACCTACGCCGACGCCGCCCACATCTTCGACCCGCTACTCGGCGACGCCACCCAACCCGAGCTCGACAAAGTCATCAACGCCTACCTCGACAAACACTCCGACACCGAGTCCACCCCGCACTAACCCCCAAACATTCAACCTTCCACCTTCAACCTTCAACCGGAAAAGAAAAACGGGCAGCCGGCCCACAACCGACTGCCCGCTCAACGCCGCACTCACCAACCAACACAAGATGATGCTAAAACCCAAACAACACCTTCTGTCGCACTTCGAGCTCGGCGATCTGGGCACCTATACCGACGACGTCACCAAAATGATCACACACGAGCTCACCGAGAGCGTCCGGGGCCGCGAGATGGCCGCCCTCATCGGGCCGCCCGGCGCCGGCAAGAGCCACATGATGCAGCGTGTCCGCACCCGCATCGGCGACGCCGTCACCTGGGTGGACGTCCGCGACATGACCCCGCGCGGCACCTCGCTCAACAACATCCTCAACGCCATCGTCCTCGACCTCTCCGATGAGCCGCTCCGCCCCAACAAAGAGGCCCGATCGAGGCAGGCCGAGCGCCTCATGGGCCGCCACTACACCAAGGCCAAGCCCCCCTCCATCGTCATCGACGACGCCCACCGCCTCACCGAGGCCAGCCTGAGCGGTTTGAAGCGCCTCCGGGAGGCCGAGTTCAACGGCAACAGCCCGCTCTGCAGCATCATCCTGGTGGGCTGGGAGCGCCTCGGCGGCAAGCTGCACCGCCGCCAGGACATCGCCTGGCGCATCAATGACTACCGCCTCTCCGAAGAGGAAGGCTACATGACGTACCAGAAGCGCATCGCCTTCCTGGCCGCCGTCTTCGGCCACGCCATCGCCGATGAGACGCGCGAGACGATCGCCACCCTGGAGCCGCGCCCGGCCGGCATGGTGAGCACCACCCTCAAGGCCATGGAGCGCGCCTACCAGGCCGGCTACGAGGTGGTCGACGATCGCATCGTCAACCCCACCCCCGAGCAGCTCAAGGACGCGCTCGACGTGTCCTACGCCGAGCTGGCCGAGGAGGCCGGCGTCAGCAAAACGACCGCGCACCGCCGCGTCCAGGACCCCCAGAAGGACGACGAGACTGACAAGGTACAGGAGGCCCTGCGGCGCCTCAAAAGCCAGCCCATCGAGTCCACCAACAAAGAGGCCGTCCCGGCCAGCTGAGCCCATGCAATATCTGACCGACAAGGACATCGAGTACTGGGCGGAGGAGTACCGCCGCCTCCGCTACGCACTTCCGCGTGGCACCACCTTCGAGCTCTTTCTCATCGCCCCCAACTACTACCGACGATACGCCGAAAACCGGCTGCGCGACTGGCATGACAATCCGCGCGTCATGCCGATCGCACACCATCGTGAGCTCTCCCTCAACTAACCACCCTCAACGACCATGGCCACCCTCTCCAAAGACCCCGACACCCTCCGCGAGGAGATCGACGACCGCTCCGACGTCGACGCCCTGCTCGAAGAGGCATCCGACCTCGCCCGCGAGGCCAAAAAGCGACAGCGCAAAGTGGAGCAGTCCACCGCAAACCTGCGGGACGAAAAGGAGGAGATCGAAGAGCAGATCGAAGAAATCCGCTCCAAGCACCGCGGCTACATCGAGCGTCGCGAGGAGGCCGTCCAGGCCCGGAAGGAAGCGATCAAGGCGTGGGCCCGCGCCAACCCCAAGGCCGCCCTCGACGGCGTCGACGGCAAGACGTACGACAGTGCCTTCGGCAAGGTCTCCTTCTCCAAGGTGCCCTTCAACTTCTCCTGGAACGACAAGGACAAGGTGGTCGAGACCCTGAAGCGCCTGGGCCACGACGACCTGATTCGGCGCACGGAGAAGCCCCCCTACAAGCGCACCCTCAAGGACCGCCCCGAGCTCGTCCGAAAGCTCGACGGCGTCACCGCCCACGAGGAGCACGACGAAGTCTCCGTGGAGGTCTCATAACCGGCAGGCCGGGTAGCTCAGTGGTAGAGCCATGCCGTCTACGCAAGATAGCCAGCGGACAAAACCCGAAGGCAGAGTGGCACCTGCCAAGGGCCGACGGACAGGGACGTGCGTTCGAATCGCACCCCGGCCTCACCCTCGAAGAAGGGCCGCGCCAGATGACCAGGCAGGTGGGTGACTGGCTCGCCTCGCAGGCAGGCCCGCATATGACGCCGGCAGGTCACTCACCGGAGCCTGCCCTCCGTGAGTGATCCGGCACACCATTATAGAGCAACCCCAACACCCAAACACCCCAACACCACCGACCACCATGCCATGACCCAGTGCGAGCAGATTCTCCGCCACCTCCGCGAAGAGGGCTCCATCACGCAGCGCGAAGCCGCCCAGCGCTACGGCATCTACCGCCTGGCCGCCCGCATCTATGACCTCCGCCGGGACGGCCACGACATCGAGAAGGAGCTTGAAAGCGGCGAGGGCCGGACCCAGTACGCCCGATACTACCTCATCCAAACTTCCCTGCAGCTGTGAGCGACTACACGACCGCCGACGTAAAGGAGGCCGATCGACTATGGGATGAATACCCTTTGCCGACCGTCTCCGACATCACCGGCATTCCAGAGGGGACGCTCAAGTACTGGTCCCAAAAGGATCTCATCACCACCGAGACCGACCACCGAGGCCCAGACAGCCAGATCTCAGAAGAGACCGCAGACCGGATCGACGGCCTCTGGGACATCATGCCGCTGACCGAGATCGGCGACCTGCTGGACATCCCCTACACCACCCTTAAAAACCTCGCACAACGCGGCCGCATCAGCACCGATACGGAGCACCGCGGCCAGCACCAGGTCAAAGGCATGGACCGCAAAATCCGCCGTGCTGCTCGCCTCGCCGAGAAATGCGACACTAACCGAGAGGCCGCCGCCCGCATGAACGTCGCCGAGTCGACGTTTTATCGCTACCTGAAGCTCTACCGCAGCACCGGCTGAGGCATCGATCTTGCATCCCGAGCCCACCCGTCCGCCTTGCATCATTCCTAAATGTTCATGGCCACCGTCGCCAAAGGCATCACGTGCCCCAGCTGCTCCGACTCCTCACGAGTCATCACCACCGACACGAATCCGGACCAGATCGTTCGCGACCGCATCTGCCGAAACCCTGATTGCCACGAGGTATTCACCTCCATCGAGGACCCCATGGGCAGCGAGCCCGCCGATGAACCGAGCCCGGAGCACCACCGCGGCATGCCGTGCCCCGAGTGCGGAGGCAACACCACCGTCAAACAGACGCGCCGCGCCGCCGACCAGGTCCGCCGGCGCCGCCACTGCCTTGACTGCGACCACACCTTCAAAACCAAAGAACGGCTCCAGCGATAGACCGATGGCGCAACCACTGCCCGAAGATGACATCCGTATCCTCGATTTTCACCGCACGGAGAGCGACATTAAAGCATGCCCAGACCAGATCACCCTCACAGTGGTCCTCGACTCCGAACGCCTCATCAAGATGGTCGAGCACGCAGACTGTCATAATGAGCGAGTTCACTTCGCAGGGCAGCAGTGGCTCGTCAGTATAGATCCCGTGGCCCACATGCAGACCACAAAGTCAACTCCCGATTGGGTGCAAGAAGAATGGCCCGAGCTCGTCCCCTTTCACGAAACCAAACAGGTGGAACTTGAGCATATCTACATCGCTGAGCTTACGGCCGTTCAATGACGAAATGACCTATGCCAGTCCTTGACGACATTGACACCCTCCAGCAGCGCGTCCAGCAGCTGCTTGAAGACGTTCCCCTCCAGCAGTCCGACCTAGAAGACGCCGCCGTCCAGGCCGTCCTCCGCCTGCTCGACGAGCGCGACCTCCAGAGCCTCAGCCCCGCCCGCCTCGACGAGGCCATTCGCGACGCCCTCCGGCCGGCCGCCACGCAGCTCACCTCCAGCACCCAGACCCTCGTCACCCAGCGCGTCCAGACCCTCGTGTCCGAGACGCGCGACTTCTACACCGCCGTCGGCGTCACCGTCCCCGACCGCCTCACCGACGCCGTGCGCAAGCGCGAAAGCGCTCAGCGCGTCACCGAGGCCCTCCAGTCCGGTCTCCAGATCGCGAGCCAGACGCTCAAGGAAGAGACCGTAGAGGCCGTCGAGGAAGAGATCGCCTCCCCGGGGAGCCCCAGCAGAGAGGCCATCGAGGACCGCCTCATTGACTCCGTAGACGACGCCACAAACGTCGCCGAGACGCACGCGCGAACCTCCATCACCGCTTACGACCAGGAGTACAGAGACGAGCTCGCCACCCAGTCCGGCCTCACCCACTTCCTGTACTACGGCAACCTGCAGTCCAACTCCCGGCGCTTCTGCATCGCCCACGTCGACGGCGTCTACACCAACCAGCAGATCAACGAGATGCAGAACGGCCAGCTGGAGCCCGTCCGCACCTTCTGCGGCGGCTACAACTGCCGTCACCAGTGGGTCCCCGTCGACCCCAGCTGGGACGACGACCTCTCCGGCATGCAAGTCTCCCCCGACACCGACGCCGTCTCGTTCGGTCTTGGCGACCGCACCGCCACCATCATCCCAACTGATCCCATCTCTTAGGGTGCCGATCTGCGCCCGCAATCATAACCGCACTCCTTCCGAGTGCCGAGAACTCGAATCTACCTAGGAAAACCACCTCTCCTACCCAAAAACACCCGTCTGAATACCGGCTCCAAAGCCGCAAAATGTCCGAATGCAGGCTCTCAGAACCTCTCATTTCTTTTAATTATGGTGTCGATTTCTTTTACCCCCCTATGGACAGGGGGATGGGCAAAAGGGTTGCACGGCGGCGCAGAGTTTCTCCCGCCGATCATTCCGCTCCAAATCATCGGCACGAGAACGGAGTCCCGCAACCGACTCGTCGTGCCGTGCAACCCATTCGTCGATGGGCCTGTCTGGTACGGGTGCATCGCCGAGACATTCTCGTGCGATTCGGTATTTTGCTGACTGAATT